GGAAGTGCAATAAGAAGTTATTTTAGATAATTTCATTTTCACTTGTATTTCCACTATTTCTTTACTGCTTAAATAATAGCTTTTTCTTCGCTTTTCTAAGTCTGTAACTTTTAACCTGTCCAGTTTGTCTCGAAACGGATGCGTTGCTATTAAATCACGCTTAACTGCCCAAATGTAAAAGCTACTTATTGCTGTTATTTTATTATTGATAGTACGTGCATTGTTCCCTTTTACTTCCCTACAGTGTCTTATGTATTTCTCAAGTATGCTTACAGTACTCTTCAAAGTATCTTTGCTTAACAAATACTTATTTTTTTCATATTTTTTAAGATATTCAATAAACTGTTTCATGCTGTTTGTATAAGTCCTGTAAGTTGTGTTTTTCACTGCTTCGTTCCTCGCTATACAGCTGTTCAAATATTCCTCATAGATTTCCCAATTTTTTTTTCATTTGAATCACTCTCCTATACTTTTATTTTTAAGTATAGCTTATATGTAAATTGGAAAATTTATCCACAATAGAAACTCACGTTATTTTCGGACATCTTACTCAAGCCAAAGTATTTAAGATCGGTCGTTTGTGCATATTGTCAATGGATAGCAATGACGCTTGGAAAGGTGTAACTGCAGGTACAGTGCTTTTTAATCTGCCCGAAAAATTTAGACCTTTGCATTATACTGTCGCCCCACTCGGACAACTTGGGACAACTGAAAATGCTGGTGTACAGCTTGAAACTGATGGTCGTGTTATTTACAGAGGACATCAGAGCATTAAAGGAGCATTGTATTTTAATGTCACATATTTAGCTAAGTAGACAGTCTAATCTACAATATAGCTAACTGTAAATATTATACTTGCAGAATTGACCGTTGCCCCTTTCCATTTTCCAATTCCGCTAGCTTCAATATAAACGGTTCCGTTTGAAGTGTTATATTGTGAAGCATTAACTGAAAGAAAATTTTTCGGCTTGAATCCATCAGGTACTTGGAAAATTACAGTGTTATCATTGATATTTCTCAAAGCGTTACCACTGTCGAAAATAATAGTTACTATGTTGCCACATTTTTGGACAATGTTACATGTAGTTCTCCCTTGTCCTATTGCTTCTGCATGGACATACAACTTTGTCTGTTGCACTTTGTATAAATTTTCCAATTTCTTCGCAGTTTGATAGTCACTTATTGGAATGAACTTTGAACTTTCAAAATAAGTCAATGAATTCTCTACTGTTGGAACAACTGTCTGATTATTTGCTACATCGTAATATGCAACTCCAACTTTTTTCGTTCCCGGAGTTCCTAATAATCCCCCAAAATTTGCACCAAACATAGGATTATATTCTATTATTTCGACCGGGATTGTAAATCTGACACTATCAAATATTACTTTGTAATATCTATTTCTTTTCAATTCTCCAACTGTTAAATTAACAACTGTATCTCCACTTTCTTTCGCAAGATCATATTTGTTCCCTGATATTTTTATTTTTACAACATTTGTTGTATTTGTTTCGGATATTTTTATATTAAATGACAATCCTTTAAATAAGGGCATTCCATTTAAATTACTTGTACCTTGTAGTCCATCTATTTCTAATTCATAAATATCTGTACTATTTTCTATTGTGTGAACTGTTTCTACTGTAAATATTAATCCTTCTTGCATTGGATTAAATAATTCTTTATTGAGTGGAGTTCCCGGAACATTAATATTGCTTTCTATATCTGTAATTATTGCCGTTCCGTCTCCATTATTTGTAAGATTATATTTATTTGCTGTAACTCTTCCTCTATCTATTACATTCGTAAATTTTTTTGACATTTCTTATCTCCTTTCAAAATTTATCAGATCATTTGATAAAAATAATTTATCTCCGGAATTTATTTCTTTTGAGTATGGAACATCATTAAAGCTAAAATCACAGTCTGCTTTTCGTACCGCATACATAGGAAATAAATTATCACTGGCAAAAATGTCTCCTGAATAATATGATTCAGTATAATTTTCCAAACATTTCCTTGTATTTATTTTTATTCCACCACCAACAATGCTCTCTAAATCTATTGAATCAATAAGCGAAAAATTATAATCTTTTTCAGCTATAAAATCTATATCGTATCTTCCCGGCTCTCCATCTACTTTCCAGCCTTCTCGGATTTCAGGAAATAGCCCGGTAAAACTCTTGATTAAATTTAGAATATTATCAAGAGTAGGAACTATGTCCAGAGCTTGAAATTTCAACTTAATTCTTTTTCTATAATTTTCATCTACATCATTTTTTCTGTTTTCTTCAACAAGTTCTCCTAAATCATCAAGAAACTCTCCTTTTGCTTCATCGATAAGCCAGTAATTTTCAAGCATATCTATATATTTGTCAATCAAGTCAAATGCTTCAGCAATTGATTTTATGAAAGCTTGATTTGTTTCTGTTGCTTTCAAAATGTAAGGTATTTTACTATTTAAATATTTATAATTATCGTGCATAGAGTGCTCCTTTTTCTTTCACTCCAAGCTGTAGACTTGTTGTGAAAGATATTCCTGTGCCGTGAATTTTAAATGACAAATCTAGATGCTTTAAATCTGTTTCGGAAATAGCAGGTCTTATTTTTTCAACAAAACATTCATAAGCCGAAATAAATCCGTTTACACCTTTCGACCTGATATAATTATCTATTATTGCATCTATTTTATTTTTATTTTCTGCAGCATAATTTGCAGGAATTGAAGTATAATTTGCTTCAATTTTCACTTCTAAAGGTCTGTAAAATCTTATTTCTCTTTTAATTCCTGAAACATCTGTAGCATGTGCGATAACATCTCCTACACTTTTTATTGCCTGATCTTTCTTTTCAAATATTGTCTGTGCTATCTGACTATTAATCCCACCATCAATAACTATGATTACACTTTTTTGTTCTATTCCATTAACAGTTGTCGGCTCGTGATTTTCATTTACATAGACACTTTTAACTCCGTCCAAATTCATTAATGCTGACTTTATTCCATCAATATTCCAATAACTTCTGAAACGAGAATTAAACCATCTGTCACGATATTCTATATCAGTTTCCTTATCTTGACCGCCTTGCCCTTCTGTACTTGCTTGTATTGATAATATTCCCTGTACTGTTGTTATGAATTTAGTTATTTCATTAGTTCCAACATTACCAACACTTCCAACATTTTCGCATTGAAACTCTAAAGAAATTGTGTTATTTGTCGCTGTTGCCATGTTTATATTGAAAAATTCAACTCCAGTTGATGTCTTTACTCCTAGCTCTCCTATTCCAACAGTTGTTCCATTAACTGCATTGAATGTTACAAATGTTCTTGAAAAACTAGGTTGCTTTCTAGGAAAGTTAAAATTCCCATTTAAAATATCGTCCAGTTCTTCGTTTTCACATTTATATATGTTTGCTTTATCAGCTAAGTACTGTATCCTGTAAAGTTTTTGTTGTGCCAATCTTCCAACCGGATATCCTATCATTAGATACCAAACTGACCTCTTATCAATTCCAAAATTTGATTGCGATGATTTTATACTGTCTCCCATGGTCCCGATTATGTCATTTAATTCAGGTATTTCAATTCTCGCCATATTACACCTCCAAACTCTTTTCATATGTTTGATTATTAATTTCCAAAGAAATAAATACTTGTAATTTTCTTCTATCTCCTGTTAAAAATTTAGAAGTAACAGCATTTATTTTATTAACTTCCCTAAAATAATAGAGTATTTTATTTCTTATATTTTCCTCTACCAATGTTTTATTTCCTGTTTCCCAGTATGCCCAATCAAGTCCATAATTTGTGTCAAATTCAAGTTCTCCTGCTCTGATTTGCAACATTACGGCTATCATTTGCAATATTTCGGAATTCCTGTCTTCCACTAACATCAAATCATTGTTTTTTATTTCCAACTCTCCATGATTTATATTTCCTAATTTCAAATCCATACTTATTCCGCCTTTTCTGTTTTGTCAGATCCTTTTGTAATTCCACCATGAACGTGAGTTGTTAAAGCTATTCCATTACTTGTTGTTTCATCGTTTGTTATTGTTCCACTCTGCTTTACATTTCCATTTATTGTAATAGTTTCAGCATTTAAAGCATTTGAAGTAGTTGGAACAACGAAAGGGAATGCTATACAGTCAGCAAAGCTGTTTGTCAAATCGCTGTCCAAATCTCCTTCATCATTTCCCTCTAAAAAATTAGACTGTGAAAAACTTAAAAAAGATATAGGAACAACGTCTCCTATATTAAACGGAAATATTTGATTGACACTTATATTTCCCAACTGGCACATAGGAACACGTGGAATAGGTTGCCATTCCACACCTTTTATTGTTCCTAAAGGTTGTATGGCATAAAATCCATCACCGTAGCTTCTTGTTATTCTTCCGAGTGTTGTCGTTGGTATTACTTCCATTTTTCTTCACCTCATTTAGTACTTTTACTTTAATTTCCATAACAAAATCTTTTATTGATAATGCTACTATCTTTGCTTTTCCATTAAATGTTTTGCTTTCTATTATTACATTATCTGTTTTTTTTAAATAATGTATTAACAGACAGTTTAGGCTATAATCATATTCAACTTTACGATTTTCAGGACTTTTTGTTTTTTCAGCTTTCTTTTTCTTTGTTTTTCTTTTTTTCTTGTCTTCTTTTTTTGTTTCCTCGGTCGCTTTTCCTCTGTTCTTAGCAGACGTTTTTTCAGGTTTGACATATTTTTTCGGCTCTCCGAGCAATCCAGAAGTTTTGTTTAAGATTATTTTTTCAGTATCGTTATTTTCCTGTGAATATATATATATTTCGTCATACTTCAAATTGATTTTGCTGTCACAGTCATTAACAATCTGAATAATTTTTCTTAAAGGCACATCATAAGGGCTTAAATAAAAGCCCCCTTTATATTCTTTATCTATTTTTAGTTCACATTTTTTAACAACATATCCTATACTGTCCGCAATCTCCTTGATAACTTTGCTGGCTTTAGTCGGCTCCAGTCCGATGCTCACACGATTGTTAAAACTTTTTGTTGCTTCCAAAAATTTTATTTTTAATTCATATTCAAGCTGTACAACTTCTGTTATTGTCCCAGTAAATACTTCTCCTATATCTTTTCCATATCCCATTTTTACATTTATAGTATCTTTTTCTCTTATCAAATCTATATCTGATTGTGCTAAGTTAATTAAATTTAAAGTTTTTGTGCTTAAATCATTATTTTCACTGTCTTTATAACTCACAGATATATCATATCCTCTTATTTCTCTGTCCTGTTCAATGTCGTTAGGATCCCAATATTGATAAGGAACTTCTATATCCTTGTTAGCTGTTCTTATAGTAATCAAAGCACTTTCATTAAATAAATCTCCAATTATAAATCTATTATCTGTCATAAAGTTACTCTCTTTCTATAAATTCAATAAATACAGTGTCGTTCAAGTTATCAAAATTAACTTCACGCTCAATTCCATCTTCTGAAAATGGGAAAATATAAGCATTAGGAAATTCAGGATTAACATTATTATTTTTATCCCGGCTTAAGTACAGTCCTACAGGAACTCCAAAAACCATTTTTTCATTTTTCAAAATCAATACATCATCTTCATTGTAAATATCAAGATATAATCTGCTTTTGAATTCTGGATTTAATTCATCATCATTAACAAGCATTTTATGTTCTTTAAAATGAAGTTTGAAGTTCTCGTCCAGTACTCTTAAAGTGAATTTCAGAGGAATTAAGCTTTTGTCTAAATTTATTCTCATTTCAAATACCCCCCTGAAACTTTACTTGGAGTAGTTCCTTGTGTTCCTACAGTTGTTGTTCCATTCACTTGTGTCTGTTCTCCTGTTTTAACTTCGCCTGTACTCATTATTTTTGCCGTTTGAAATTGTCTAACACTCAAGGAAAAGGAATAGTTATTCTTATCCATTTCCTTTGAAATACTTAAAATCACTAGATTTTCAATTATTTCATTACTTGTTGTTATATTTATTTTTTGTTTTTTTAAAAATAGCTGTTTTATTTCCTCAAAAAGTTCCTTTTTCTTCAAATTGTCAAGATTAAATCTTGCTTCAATACGGAGTTCTTTATCTCCGATTCTTAAATTTGTAGAAATTTGATTTGGAATATCTGAAGGATCTAAAGGACTGTCTTTCATATCGCCTTTTTGTGTTTCTGATATCTGACACCAGTCAAGTCTTATATTGTTTATGTAGACCCCTTCTCTGTACTTTTCAAGGTACTTTTTTTTATAAGTATTCAGGTTAGTTACAACATTTTTTTTATATCCTTTGTACTGCTCCCTGTAATTACTTACTTGATTGTTTATCTGATTTAAATCTAACATTACTAAATGTCACCCCACTTGTAAGCAGCATCACTTTCCCTGTCGCTCAATATATTTTCAATAAGTGATGTAATAATAGGTCTTAAAGCTTTTATTTTTTCTATTTTATCTTGTGCCACTTGCTGAATATTTATTGGAATGCTTATTTCATATGAGTTTCCACCTTGTGGCATTGGCATTTGATTGTTAAATATATTTTTTGCCATATTTATAATTTTCTCAGTCTTTTGATTAGAGAAAATTTGTGTCCCTTTTGGAAGAACCATTTCACTTCTTGAATTTGGAGATATTCCTATCAATCCGCTTGGAGTTGCAAACATTTCTTTTCCTTGTTCTGAAATAGTTGTTGCTCCCCCCATAAAATTATTATCTCCTAATGCTCTTTTCGGCTTATTTCCTCCACCTAGAAGTCCTGATAAGAAGCTCGCTCCTTTTTGTAACGGCTCAAATGTCACTTTTGCCAATAATCCTATTAATTTTCCTAGTGCTTCGGCTAAGAAATTAAGGACTGGTTGAATAACACCCCATGCGGCATTTATTGCTGAAGAAAGTCCTTTGAATGCGGCTCCACCTATTGTTGCTAAATCTGAAATGAACTGTTGCACCGTTTGAGTGTCTAATCCCATTCCTTCCATTACTCCTTTGAAAAAGCTTCCTAATATTTGAACAACATTCATCATGACATTAAATTGCATATTCCAATATGCTCCTAATCCTTCCAGTAAAGGTGTTATAGTTTCAACACCCCATGTGATGCCTTCTACTAATCCTACTAACATATCCCCTGTGTCCATACCTCCTGTAAAAGAATTAAAAAACTCCTGTACTCTTTCTACAGCCGGAGAAATTGCTTCCAAAACCCCATTTATCAGTTCATCAAATGCTTGTTTCAAACTTGATAACGGTTGAACTAATTCCTGAGCTAATGGGGAAAGTTCTGAAAATTTCTTAGTTACTTCATCCAGACTTGCCGTTGCCGATGTTCCTGTTATCAACCCCCATGCTTCGCCAAAAGCACTCAAAGGTTTTACTACTGCATCTATTCCTTGACCTAATAAATCAAATGCTGGAGTAACTAAATTTAAAGCTTCTGTTAATCCCTGACCTAGTAGACCAACTAAAGGGGCAATAGCATCTCCGAAACCTATCATTGCGTCAGTCATTCCAGCTTTTAATCTGTCCATTGTAGCACCCCAACCTCTGTTCATTATTGCATATGCTTCATCAGTTGCTCCTGCCACGTTCTTAAATTCTTCTAAATTTTCTTCAAATGTTGCTTTATTTTGTGTCAATATATTTACTGCCTTTTTAGATTCAACTGAGGTAAACATGTCAGCTACTGTTTTTCCTGTTGACTGTGCCTTTTTTTCAATCATTCCTAATGCCTGTGATACATTTCCACCATTTTTCATAAAAGTTTTAAAGTCAACACCGCCGTTCAACTGTTTGAACATCTTATATGTTTTACTTCCTGAGTTATTCAACTCCTCAAACATTGCTCTCATTGATGTTCCAGCTTTAGCTGTTGACCCTTTTCCCATTGTATTAGTCAATGTTGCCATTGTCGCTGCGGTCTGTTGAAATGAAACATTTGCTGCAGAAGTTGAAGGCAAAACATCTCCGATTGAACTTGCAAGTTCCGGGAACGAAGTAACTCCTTTTTTTATTGTTGCAAATAATAAGTCAGATACATTATTGACATCTAAACTATCATTTCTGTAGTTATTCATGATTGTATTTAAAGTAGCTGTTGAATCACTCAAACTTGCCATTCCAGCCTTACTTGCTTTTATCCCTGTTTCGACAAATTTAAAAACATCTTTTTCATCTACTCCTGCAGATAAGGCATTGTAAATTGCATCTGTTGTATCTTTCATTTCTATTCCATAAGTTTTAGCCATTCCTCTTACTCTTTTTCCCATTTCTTTTTCGGCTTCTGCCGATTTTTTTGGTAATAAAGTAAAAATAGCATTCATACCTTTTTCAAAATCTCCGAATGCTTCCAATGATTTTTTTGTAAATCCAACAACAGCTGCAACACTTAAAACTGGTAGCATTGCCGACAATAAGCTTTTAAATCCACCAGCTAATTTGTCAACACCACTTTTAGCATTTTCAGCTCCTTTTCCTACTCCACCCAATCCTTGTTTTACTTTTTCAAGTTCAGGCTTCGTCTTTCCTGTATCTTTAACTTCTTTTTCAAGACCGTCTACTTCTTTCGAAGCTTTTTTAGCGGAGGAGGCTAATTCGTCAATAGCTTTATCGACACTATCAATAGCACTCTTATCGCCTTTAAACTTCATATCAATTACCATTTCATTTGCCATTTTGCTTATTAACCTCCTCTATCCACTCATTTCTTGCAATTTTCATTTCAAGGAAAGTATCATTGTCCATATTTAAAATTTCATTGATACTTCCCATTTTATTTTCAAAAATTATTCTCCATCTACTTCTTCTATCTGTAGCTTTTTGTTGGCATCTATCATATCTTCGTTGCCATATTTCAGCAAAAAAGGAAGTATAACTCCTACTGCTGCAGCTGCATTTTTTCCGAAAAACTTATGACTTCTAGCTCCTTCGGGAGAGATTATCATATCTTCTGCCAAGGCATCGTATGTGTCCAGCCGGTCCGCATTACCTTCTATATGACTATTCACAATTTTAGCAAGTTTTTCATCGTCTCCATTATCCTGATATTCTATTTCCAGCTCTTCATAAATTTTATAGCCTTTCCCTGTTTCATCTTTAGCATATATGTTTTTTAATCTTAATTTTGGCATTTCCTATTCCTCCTATAAATTATCTCTTCTTACTGATTCTGCCTGTACTGTAAATGTCGCATCCACATTTGAATTATCATGTTGTCCACTTTCCTTTTTTTGGATTGTAACTCCAACTAGAACATGTGTTTCGGGCTTTCCTTTGACAGAAGTATTTTTAAAAAGTCCTGTTCCTGTTCCACCTTCATCCATGCAATCCTGTACAAAATTATTTAAAAATGTAAAATTCCCACTATTCTGTCTAACAACCACTTCATAAGTAGTAGCCGTTGACCCGTTCATTATTGTGACATGTTCTCCGTTCATGTCAGGATCTGAAAGTGTGAAGTTTTGATTGACCTGTGAAGGATTCACAGATACACCTATTATATTTCTAGTTCTTCCGCTCGGACTTGTCAAAACAAGACTAACTTTTCTTAAATCTTTCATTATTAATTCCCTTTCTTACCCCCTAAATATTAAAAATTTAAGGGGTACATTTGATTTATTTTATTTCTTTGATATTTTCCTTGTCTGATTACTTAAAAACGCTTAAAAACGATTTTTTAGACTAATGTTGTTTTCCAGTTCAAAGTTGCATTTAAATTTTCAATTTGTCCTGCAAGAGTAAAGTCTACTTTTGTGTCATCCAAAATTCTGTCCACTATTTTTTGATTCGGAATTGAAGCTCTTTCAGGAACAGTTATTTTAAATGAATAGTCTCTTGCCTTTGCACTTCTTCTTGCAAGCCAACCTTCGTCTCCTACTTGCACCATGCAATCATTTAACTTATTCTCAATAACATTAATTCCTCCATCATCGTAAGGAACTCCTATCTGTTGATTGAAAAGCTTATGAATTGAGCCTGTTATTACAAATATAATGTAATCCAACCCTATTCTTTCATCTGCATAGATATCTCCGCCAATTGTTTTTGATAACGACACCATTCCAGCACCCCAAGCATTTTCATAAGTAGCAACATTTTTGCTTTTGTAAGTGTTCAGTTCCACATTTGTAAGCGGCACATTATGTTCAAATAAAGCTGTATTATAAGTTCTTATCCCTTGCAATGTTTTATGCTTTACTCTCATTCCAAATCCTGCAGTTGCTAATCTTGTGAAAATTCCTCCACCTAATGCAGCAGCAACTCCACCTTTAGGATTTAAAAATTCAAGAGTATTTGATTTATCTGTTCTGACATCCACTTTAGGATTTGCTATTGCAAATATTCTGTCTGATTTTTCTAAATCTCCCACTGTATTTTCTTTCTTTTCAATTAATGCGAAATTGTAATTTCTGTTCAGAAACAAACTTAGCCATTCATTGAATTTTGCATGTTGCAAATCAAATATCCAGAAATAATTATCGGCATCCTCTTTTGTATTTTCCAGTTTGTCGGTAAATGCTACAGTCAAGTCATCCGAACTTGGATTAAATTGTATTCCTTGTATCCAAAAATGGTCTCCTTTTATAGTTGTTCCTCCACTTTCTATTGTCTGTGAAAGAAATAATTCGACCATTTTATAGATATTATCTGTGCTTGACAATCCTAATCCCCCTTTTGCGGTTGGAGTTGTCATATATTCCAGTGCCGTATTAGGCTCTAATTTTGTAAGAGGAATATTTTTTTCTACAGTAACTAATCTATGCACACCTAAATCTACATTATAGTTGCCTATATATTCCCTGATTATTGTAAGCTTCACATCGTTGATGTTTTGACTTAATATATTACTCATTTATTGTGACCTCCTGTTTATTATTTATTTTCGTTTTTACTGTTTCAATGGTTTCAACTTCTCTTTCTTCTATGACATCAAAGGAAATTTCAACATCGAAGGAATAACAGTAACTCCATTTTCCAGCTTCAATAAAATTCAAATTTCTAATAAAAGACATCCGTTTTATTCCAAAGCCATTATTATTAATCATGTTCCTTTTTTCAAAATTGATAATTCTGAATAAATTATTTGCCAGTTCTACAGCTTCCATCATGGTTTTATGTCTACAATTAAATTGTAGTGTTGAGTTGTAAGTCTTTATATTCTGTTCTGTTAACATTCCATTTTCTTTTTTCAAAACTTCAACACTCTGATTGTGAAAATCAGGAGTTAAATTAATAACAAACATTTCAACAAATGGATAATTTGGAGTTTCTGCAAGCATTTCTCCGGCTATAATTTGCCATTTTTTGTTGCTGAAACCATTTAACAGTTTCCTAAACTTCTCTATCAATTCCATCTTTTAACCTCTCTAAATAGCAGATTATCAAGTTAGCATGTCCATTCTGCCTATAGTCTTCTTTTCCTACAACCCTGAATTTATTTCCTAAATGGTCTATGACTTCCATTTTCAAGTCTATTTCAACATTTTCTTTCACATATAATTTTCTATCTTCAAAACCCAAAGTTGTCTCCTGTGACTGAAATTTAATGTAATCTGAATGACTTAAGTCAAATAATGCTCCCTTGAAAGTAATGTCTTTTCCCTCTACTATTCTTTCACCATCTTCCCAACGAGGAACGCTGTTTTTTATTTTTAATTCCTTAAAAAATCTTTCAGGAATTTTCACATTATCCATAATTCACCTACTCTATTTCAAATTTTACTGAATTAAGCATTGTTCCTGTATCAATAAGTGGTTTAGTTCCTTTTTTTCTTTTTAAAGTGCTTTCTTTGTTTGCAGCAAAGCCACCTTTTAAAATGCTCTCCTGAATTAATCTGACTGTTTCAACACCTATTGTATTTAGCACTGTTTCTCCACTCGCACCACTCTTTATTGCTTCCATTACAAGTGATTTCAGTGTTGTATCTAAATAGTCTTCTATGTCCTTAGTAGCATTTGAAAAAAAAGGTCTTGGAACATTACCTTTTCCTCTTCCAAATTCTACATAAAAAGCATATTCAGAAACTTTAGTTCCCTTTGCTCCACTTTCACTTCCTGTAAATCCTATTTTCAGCTTATGACTTGTCAAATATTCAAACACTTCTTTTGCCTTGTTATATTCGTCAAGCTTAAATTCAATTGATATTCCCATTACATCAGTAGTCCTTTCAGTATCGGTATGATAAATGTGTTAAAAATACGATTATCTTTATATGTGTATGCAATATCATTAATTTTATAATTACTGTATTTTTGCATGTCAGGATCTTCTTGCAATAAAATTAAATCTCTTATCATCATTGCCACGTAATATTGCAAGTCATACGGAACATCTCCGTTGTCTCCGAATGTAAATCCGGAATTGTATTTAAGCACTATCTTATCTTCTTTAGTAAAAGTACAGTTATTACAACCTGAACAAAAATAATCCGTTAATTCTATCTTTTTAGTTGTGTTGATATAGTCCTCTATTTTCACAACTTTTTCATTTATAGAAACAGAAATAACAGAATTAATAGGTGGGTATTTAACCCAAAACCTATTAATTTTAATGTTTTTCTGTATTATTTCAGTTCTATCTTGCTTTTCTAAGTCGTATCCTATGTGACTTTCAATCATATCTGAAACAACATTTATAAGAACTTTTGCAAATTCTTTTTTACTTTCTTCCAGTTTCTGATTAGTAAGCCTTTCATATTGTTCGACAGTTATTATTGCTTTCATGCAACCACCTATTTCTTTTTAACAGGAACAAATGCCTCAGGCAATAACACATTTCCACCTACCATTGTTTCAAAGTAATATCCGGTAAATCCTTTTTGTGTGATATCATCTTTAATTCTTATGTTGTAGTCAGTATGAGTTACCCCTAAATATCTTGACATATCTGCTACTAACACGACTACATCTCCTACATTTGCACTTTTGAATGCTGGCAATGTGTCGTCATAAACAACTGGCAGAGCTGACAGAGAATCCTGTTTTCCATTTTTGTAAGCTTCTTCAAATATTGGATTTCCATTATTATCTTTTAATTTAAAGAATTCCTTTGCTGTTTTTCTGTTCATGATTATTACAGCTTTTGAAACATAATCTTCTTTTAAGTCATATTTTGCATCTATTATTGTGTCATAATCCACTTTACCAGCTGCAGCAAATGTCAAAGCATTAGCCGTAACTTGTGCATTTGTTAATATTCCGTAAGGCTCTGCAGTTCCACTTCCAAATAATATTTTTTCAGATATCTTTTTAACAAAATTTTCTGCAACTCTTTCAAGCACCAATGCTACAAATCCTACAACATCTCCTGCTAACATTTTGTTAGTGAATATTGGTAAAGCATATATTTGGTGTAGTTCTAATTCTACTTGGTCAAGTAAGCTTATAGCAGTTTCAGATCTTGTTGCTGTTTCTCCTATAAATTTAACTTCTGTTGTTCCTAACAGCTCTCTTGGTATTTTTGTAGACATTTCAGTCATGGAAAATTTTGAAACATAAGCCCATATATTTTTAGTGTCCTGAGCTCTTCTTAAAATTGTTCTGCTTAACAATGGCAATATTGCCTGTGGAACATTAGTTGTTCCTGTAGATTTTGCCATTTCTTCTCTTTTTTCTAAGAATTGAGAAAAAGATTTTATTGTGTATCCTTTATCACTATTTGTTTCTTTCATGAATTCCCATATTGATTTTTCTAGATCAGCTTCAGTTAGTTCTTTTTTTGTTTCCTGTATTCCTGCATATTCTCTTGAAAATTCATTTAGTTTGTCATCTATTTTTTTTACGAATGCTTCATTATATTCATCTATTTTTTTCTGAAAATCAGCTGTCATTGTTTCAACAGATTTTTTTATTTCTTCTGAAACATCTTCTTTTTTTATTCCTTCCTGTAGTCCATTGATTATTTTTTGAACCTCTTCTTTGTAATCTTCAAATTGTTTTGTCATATCCATTGGCATATTGCCCTCCTTATTTTCATTAAAATTTTTAAAACTCTCTACTGTTGATCCGGGAACAGAACCCTTTATTACAGTCGAACCTTCCCATGCTTCAAATTCTTTTATTATGTAAGCCGTTGTTTGACCTTTATCAGTATCTATATACCCAAATTCAGCCTTTAAAAATCTACCACCAACACTCATATCATACTGTGCTCCTTGTTTCATTAATGAATAGACTTTTGCGGCTTCCTTATTTATAAAATTACCATTATCGTCCTTTGATAAATCTAATTTTGCTTTAAATTTCAAATCTCCGTTTTCAGCATATATTTCCATTGTTCCTATTTCAGCACTTTTATTGTGCTGATGTAATAAGAAAATTGTATTCGAATTGTTTTTGGTTTTGAAATTATTTATTGCTTCTTCTGAAAAATAATCTCCATAACTATCAATAACACTACCTTTTATCAGAACACCTTCAAATGTTCCATTTTCAGTGTCAGATTTAGTTATTGTATTTCCAATACTTTTTTCAAATAAATGTTTTGACATTTTTCCTCCTCTCACACTTTAAATTTATATGTTGTGACACAATAACAATTTATTACATCTCCAGCTTCCGCATCAGGATCATGTGCATACATCAGACCGTTTGAAAATGCTTCATCTATTTTTCTTTCTTCGCCATTCATATCTAAATGTGATTTTCTGTCCGTTGCACCACCACCTGAATGCATCCATACTTTAGTATTTACAAGTGTCTCTTTAGCTAGTTCGTGCATAGAATATCCACTTGCCTTAGCCGTTTCTGTCCTTGCAATTGTTAAAGTCCTACTCTTTGTCATTTCTTTTACATTTTCCCTGACCTCCTTGGCTATTTGTTTCGCATTTGTTCCACTTGCCTGCCTTTCAGAAATGATTTTATTTATTTTATTTTTTGTAACTTCATCTATTTTTTGTACTTTTTCTGCGGCTTTTTTAGCGTTAAAATCATTTAGCCTTTTATCTTCTATATCTTT